CTCGTGTGGGCTGTAATTGTATGGCTCACCTTTGCCACAACCTTTCTGGTTGTTTGGCCGGTAGTGCGCGTGGCGGTCACATTTGTTGACTACCTGCGCCTCCAGCTGATTGAACTCGGATGGGTGTGTTGGGGGTTCTGCTTCTTCCCGTTTAAACGCGCTTTAGTGCAAGCGTGTTTTGTGCCAGCATTTTGCTACGACTATTGTTGTGGTGCGGTGCTGAGCTGGTGGTATACTGTCGACGCTGTGCAATCGTTGAATTTTATCACCAACGGTGAATTTGTTTACGAGGCTGGGAAACCTTGTATTCGCATCATCATGGACGACGTCGCTCGGTATGTAGATATCAGCCCGTTTTTGGCCTTACACATGACACAGCGTGTGGGGCCTGAGTCAGCAATTGCTGGCTCTATGTTCATGGATGTAAAAGAGCAGCCCGCCGGAAGTTTTTCGTTATGGAACGACGATATCTTCGTGGGATGCGGCAACCGCATTTTGGTTAATGGACGCGTGTACATTGTTACAGCGAAACACGTCTATGATGCGCTTGTTAAAGATTGCACGTACGCACAGTACAAGCAACGACGCTCGAAGGTGTTCCTGCAACCACTGGTTCTCCCTGATGGACTGGACTTTGTCATCTGCCGTGATGACACCATGGTCCGGTTCTGGGGAGTTAAAGCACAGAAAACCGTGAATTTTAGTTCTACTAAGATCCACGTCACAGGCACTCCTGATGGAGTAAATTGGAAGAAAGCTGTTGGTGAGTGTTCCGCGGGTAAACCGTTTCGATTCACACATACCGCTTCTACAATGCCCGGGTACTCGGGTATGCTTGTGCGCGACGCTGCAGGGCGTGCTATGGGGATTCACACTGGCTCAGTCAAGACTAAATCTGGAAAGATTGTCAACGAAGGAGTCGCTGTTGTTGACCTTGTGAACGCCTTGACAAAACATGTGTCTTGTCGGACTATGGAGTCGTATGAAGAATACGATAAACCGGAGTGGAATGAGACAGACACTGACCAGAAGTTCGAACGATTCGACGATGTCGATGAGTTCAGTTTCCAATATGAGGATACTGAATATCGAATGAGGTCAGGGATGAAATCATTCACCTGGTCGTGGGACCCCAAGAAGAATTGGGGAGATGAAGACTCAGAGGAGGAAATTGATGACTCGGAACACTTTGAAGAAAAGGCTCAGCCGGATTTTCAGATGGGCCTGGTGACCTCAGCGACCTCAAGCTCTGTCCCACAAGCGTCGCAGAACTCTTCGAACGAGGAAAGTACACTTTCGAAGAGTCAGAGGAAGAATCGATCAAGACGGTTGCGAAAGAAAGCAACGGCGTCTTGTCGTACGTTGGAAAAGGCAACGGAACCATCACAGTTAGCAATTACCGTGACAGCAACGTTGCCCACCACTACTTCCCCGAAACCAACCAATTTGAGTGGCCCAACCGATCTAGGAAAGGACTCCTCAAATCCCTCGCTTATCATGGCTCCCTCTTCAAACAAGAACGAGACGAGCCCCCTGTCAAAGACCAACGACGAGCTGTTGAAAAAGCTGTCGCTGAGGTTCAAGCGGGCTGGGAGAGTTACCACCTCAATGAAGGTGAACTACCTGGCGACGCGACAACACGAACCAACGCGACCACTAACTCCACAGCAGGAGTCCGAGGTCCAAGAGTTGGAAAAGTTCCGAATGGAACACCCGACTCTTTTCGAAGAACAGTACCAGATCGCAAAGGCTTCCGCGCGATTACATGCGAAGAGTTCGTAGACGAGGTTGCAAAATCTCGTTTATGGTTGATTGACGGACAAGACGTCACCACAGCACCGCTGTTGGTGGTCGATATTGTCAAGGTTATCAACGACGGAGCACCGGATTCAACACCCGGTGTTCCATTGAACTACTACGCTGGGAAGAAGTCACACTGGATGTTGCAACAACGCCGGTTGACTAGTCTTGTGATTGACAGGTTGGAAATCATGATGACTTACGATTACGCTGGTAAAACAGCTACTGAATTGTTGGTCGCAGGTTTTAGAGATGCAGTTTATACTTTTATAAAGGACGAACCGCATAAGAGAGAGAAACTGGACACCGGACGATTACGTATCATATCCGGAGTCTCATTGGTTGATAACTTGGTTGAGAGACTTCTGTTTACCAGACAGAATAAGCTCGAAATCAAGTTGAATGCACACCTAACCTTTAAACCGGGTATGGGTCTGCATGATGCAGGATTGCAAGC